AAATTAGATATAAATTCAGGTATTAGCTCAAGTTCTGTAAATGCAATACAAATATCACAAAATACAAATGGTATTATTAAACCAGCCACAGCTTTTGGTGTAGCAATACAAAATGGAGGACAAAATACTAATGCTGCTGATTTATTTATATCTACAGCCACAAATGGTTCACTTGCAGAAAGAATGCGTATAACATCAGATGGATTTTTGAGACTTGCAGGTGGAGGAATACAGTTTAACGGTGATACAGCATTAGCAAATTCTTTAGACGATTATGAGGAAGGAACATTTACTCCTGTAATTGGTGATGGTACTTATACATTTCTAGATATAAGAGGACATTATTTTAAAATTGGTAGAATGGTGCATATACATATAGGTTTAAGAATTAATGCAGCAACACCTGGAACTTCTACAGCTAGTATTTCAGGGTTACCATTTACAAGTGAAACTACAGGCAGTTATCAAGAACCTCATACAAGATGTGGAGTTGCAGGAGCTTGTGTTACGGCTAATTTAGCTCACAATTTAGGGTTCTTTATTGTTAATGGGTCAGCAGTTTTAAATGCTAGGTCATCAGCTAATAATGCAGATACGCCTGTTGCATCAAATGCTTTATGGCAATCAGGCACATTTATAAAATATCAATTAATATATTCATCAAGTTAAAATAAATAAATTATGAGTTTAAAAAAATCAATAAAAATAGATAAAATTGAAATTGTTGGAGACTTCAAAATTTTACAAATCAGAGAAGCTACTGTTATTTCAGAAAATAACATTGAGTTATCTAAAAGTTTTCATAGATATACCCTATCTCCAGACCAAGATGTAAGCAATCAACCTGATGATATACAGGGTATAGCTAATGTTGTTTGGACTGATGATATTAAAAAAAATTATAGTGATTATATTTATAAAGAATCAAACAATTAGAAGACAAATAGTTACTTAAATATAAATTTAACATAATATTATGGCAAAAGATAAAATTAGTTATAGTTGGCAAATAAATGCCCTTGACGCAAAAATTAAAGAAGATAAACATGATAACGTTATATACAATGTTCATTGGTCTTATAGTGCCAATAAAGGAGATTATAATGTAAATTCAATAGGTACTTATTATTTAGAATATGATAAGGATAATTTTACTGATTATGATAAGTTAAAAAAGTCTGATGTTGTTGGTTGGCTAGAAGCTGGACTAGATGTGGATAGTATGAAAAACAATCTATCAAATCAGATTAGTATATTAGAAAAACCTGTTGATGTTGTTTTGCGACCTGACTGGTAATTTATTATATTTGTAATATAATTAAATTTAATACTATGAATAAAATAGAAAAATCAGAATTAGAATCGTTAAACGAAACACAAAAAAAGTTTGCTGCAATCAGACATGATTTAGGCAATATGGTTATAAGAAAACAAGAATTATTAAAAGCACATGATATGATTGTTGAAGAAAATAATAATCTTGTAAAAGGACTAGAAGAAAAATATGGTAAGGTTAATATCAATTTAGAAGATGGTTCTTATGAAGAAATAAAAGAAGAATAATAAAAAAAAATAAAATGAGCAAGCCAAGTGAAATAGGAGAAGACACTAAACTAACTTTAGATTTAAAAACAATAGGAATAGTAATAGCTGGTGCAGTTTCACTTGCTTTGATGTACACAGACCTAAATAAAGAAATTGAGGTCGCAAAAGAGTTACCAAAACCAGAGTTGACTAGGACTGAATATGATTTAAAAGACCAGTTAATTAGAGAAACTATTGAAAATACAGCAGAACAAGTACAAGAGAACTCAGAAAAACTAGATAAAATAGATGAAAAATTATATGAAATTATACAAAGATGAAACAGATATTTGTCCTAATTGCACTATTTGTATTTGCAATATCTAGTTCGCAAGATTATACTGTATTACACATCAATAGTTCTTGGAATTATAAAAATGATTATAAAGACCTAGACAAAATAAAAGGTGCTAAAATAGTAAGAGCCTTACTAGAGGAACAAAAACAATCTATTCGTACACAAATCAAATCAGTACCAGTTATTTTTATATATAGAGATAGAAGTGTTATAGGTCGTTGGGATGCTGGTATATCTTTATCTATAAAAGCACCTGTAGAAGAAATGCAAAACATTATAGATAAAAGCAGATATACAAGAAAATCTACTGATTAATAAATTATGATTAGTGAACATATATCAGAAAAAGAAGCGACAAAAAGTGTTACAGCTTTAAGACTAGGTATAGATAATACACCTAATGGTGATTCTTTAAGTAATATGAAACTTATTGCAGAGAAGGTATTTGAACCATTGAGGGATTGGGTACAAGGCCCTATAAAAATTAATTCATTCTATAGGTCAATAGCACTAAATGAAGCTATTGGTGGCTCATCAAAATCACAACATTGTCAAGGTAGAGCTATGGATTTAGATGATGTATATGGACACAAGACAAACAAAGAAATGTTTGATTGGATTAGAGATAATTTAGATTATGACCAAATGATATGGGAATTTGGAAACGAAGATAATCCTGATTGGGTGCATGTTTCTTATGTAAGTGAAGATAAAAACAGAAATAGAATACTAAAGGCTGTTAGAGATGACGGTAAAACAAAATATATAAATATAACAAATGCCTGATAAAAAGAAATTTAAAGATACTACAGTTGGTAAATTACTATTCGGTGCAGCTACAGTTATAAATCCAACACTAGGAAATGTGTTACAAGGTGTTACAAGCCCTAAACAAGCTATTGCAGAGATTGGTAAGGCAAAAATATCTACAGGTGATAAAATAAAACTACAACAATTAATTTATGAGCAACAGAATAAAGAAATGGAATCTATTACAAGTAGATGGCAAGCTGACGCAAATAGTGATAGTTGGCTTAGTAAAAACGTTCGTCCTCTTGTCCTTGTTTGGTGTATTGTGGTATTTAGTTTTGCTGGTATATTGGACAGCATTGATTCAGTACCTTTTCACATAAACGAAGTTTGGAATGATACATTTGAGAAAGTAATGATGGCTTGTGTGTTAGCATATTTTGGTGGTAGAACAGCAGAAAAATCAACAAGTATGTTTAAAAAATAATGGCCAAAGCAAAAGCAGTAAGTACATATAAATCTAAGTCACGTAAAAGAAAAGGCATACACGCCAAAACAAAATCAAGTAAAGTTAAGCACAGTAAAAACTATCTAAAAAGATACAAAGGACAGGGTAGATAAATATAATTATTGTCCTTTATGAATTTAATAGGTATTTTTTACTATCTTTATGAATTCAATAGGGTGTTATATTATATCCATTGATTTCTTTGTTTTCATTGTTGAAAGGGGTAGCATAAAATTGTTACCCTTTTTTTTTGCATCTGACATTTTTTGTATATATTAGCAAAATGAAAAATCTACAAAGTAAATTGGTGGCTGTTCAATCGAGTTTGAAAGCACCTAAAAATCAAAGAAACAACTTTGGTAATTACAATTATAGAAGTTGTGAAGACATACTAGAAGCAGTAAAGCCGTTGTTAAAAAAAGAAGGTTTGTTATTGACAATATCAGATTTTATAAACAATGAGCCTTTATATGTAGTAGCAAATGTTACTATAAGTGACGGAACAGATTCGTTAAGTGTTACTGCACAAGCTGGTATTGACCCTAATAAAAAAGGAATGGACATAGCACAATGTTTTGGCGCATCGTCTAGTTATGCTAGAAAGTACGCTTTAAACGGTTTATTTTTAATAGACGATACAAATGATGCTGATGCCACTAATACTCACTCTAAGGCCACTAAAACAAGCTCTAAGTGGACAAAAACAACTACATCAACTATTGATGCAGAAAAAGAGTGGTTACCAAAAAAGGGTATGTATTTTGAAAATGCAAAAAAAGCAATAAAAGAAAATAGAATAACTATTGCTGATGTAAGAAAAAAATACAAAGTAAGCAAAGAAGTCGAACAATTATTAACAAGTTAAATATATGAATGAAAAAAAGTATGTAGGTTCTGGAAGACAAGTAAAGAACTACGATTTAATAAATTTTACTATCGCTGAAGACAAGACAAAAGATGCTTGGATTGAGTATAATGGTAGGAAGTTTTTAAAATTAAGTATTGGCAAGAAAAAAGAAGTTGACCAATATGGTAAAACTCACACAATATGGATTGATGAGTATGTGCCAGAACAACAAAAAGAGAGTAAACCAGAAACCGATTTACCCTTCTAAATTCCATCATAAGCACCCAGTTTTTTTCACATGGTTTCATTATTGTTTTTATAGTTGGGCTGGGTGTTTGTGATTTTATAACTATGAATAACAAATATTTAAATATAAATTTAAACTTTATGAATACTAATTTATCAATCCCAGAGGTTGCTGTTTTATCCTATATAGAATCCTTGAGTAGAAAAAAGGGTTTCTGTTATGCTTCAAATAAATCTATTTGTGGCACACTTAAGATGAATGATAGAACTTTATACAGGATTTTAAACAAATTAGAAGACAAAGAATATATAAAAAGAGTAACTAAAAGTGTAGGCAATGGTGGTAAAGAACGAAAGATTTATGTAAGTCCAGATGTCAAACTTGTCAGTTCCTTATAATACATAGTGTAATATATAATATATATATATAATACATAGTGTATTATAATACATAGTGTTAACAATGATACAAGAATTTAAAAATATATCTATATATCCTAAGGGTAATTCACAGCAACAAAAAGTGATTTGTCCTAATTGCTATAAAATTGGCAAAAAACATTATAAAGATTTGTGTCTAAGTATTAACTTAGATACAGGTCTTTTTAATTGCCATAAATGTAGTTGGAAAGGTTGTGTAAAACCTAAAGATAATTTTATGCCTACTAAACAATATCTAAAACCACTTGTCAAGAATCTACAAAAGATTAACCAAAAAGGTCTTGAGTTTCTTAAAAAAAGAGGTATTACTGATGAGGTTATACAGGCAAACAAAATCATAAGCACAAAAGATGGTAACAGCATTGTATTTCCATATTTCAAAGACAATGAACTAATAAACTACAAAACGAGAGGTTTAGTAAAAAAAACATTTACACAAAGCAAAAACAGTTTGCCAATAATATATAATTACGATAGAGTAAAAAACGAAAAACTAATAATTATATGTGAAGGTGAAATGGATTCTCTAAGTTGGGAAGTTGCTGGTATTACATGGCATACAAGTGTAAATATGGGTGCACCAAATATTAAAGATAAAAACTTAGACAAAAAGCTAGAATGTATATCTAATTGTTATGAAGTGTTTGAGCAATCTGAAAGAGTATATATAGCTACAGATAACGATGACAATGGCAGATATTTAGAAGAAGAATTAGTTAGAAGGTTTGGTGCAGAAAAATGTAAAATAGTAAATTTAAAACCATATAAAGATGCTAATGAGGTTTTATTGAAAGAAGGTATAGAATCACTAAAACAAAGAGTAAGAGATGCTCATGACCCAAAACTAGAAGGTATATTTTCTATAGATGATATTTACGATAGCATGATTGATGGCTATAGAAATGGTCAAGAAAGAGGTAGTACAACTCATATTGAATCAATAGATAATGCTTGGACTTGGAGAACAGGAGAAGTAAATATTTGGACGGGTTATCAAAATGAAGGCAAGAGTATGTTTTTAGGGCAATTAGCTTTATTAAAAGCTTTTCATGATGGTTGGAAGTTTGGTGTATTTAGTCCTGAGAATATGCCTATTAATGATTTCTATAGTGATTTAATAGAATCATATATTGGCAAGAGTGCTGACCCTTTTTATGCCAACAATTACATGACTGAAAATGATTTTAAAGAAGGATTAGAGTTTATGAAAAAACACTTCTTTGTCATATATCCAAAAAAAAGTTATAAATTAGATGACATCTTTGACAGAGCTAAGTTTTTAGTAAAGACAAAAGGTATTCGTTCTTTGATAATAGACCCTTATAACACCATCCAACATAGGATGCAAAGAGGTGAAAGAGAAGATTTATATATCAGCCGTTTCATGAGTGAGCTAAAAAGGTTTGCAGTAGAGAATAAAATATCTGTACATTTAGTTGCACACCAAGTAACACCACAAAAAGATGACAACAACAGATATTATAAGCCAGATGTGAACAGGATTAAAGGTGGTGGTACTTTTGCTGATAAATGTGATAATTGTCTATTTATATGGAGACCAAATAGAGCTATTGATTTTAGTGATACTAGAGTTATATTTGGCAGTCAAAAGATAAAGAAACAAAAACTAGTAGGTTATCCACAAGAGATTAACGGTATAACATACGACAGGAAGTCAAGCCGATATTATTTTAACAATAAAACCCCTTTTGTTGAAATAGATAATCATAGGTGCGACTTAAAGCAAGAGTAGATAGTAACCAAAAAAAAATAGTTTCTGAATTAAGAGAACTAGGATGTAGTATATTACATACTCATCAACTTGGCAAAGGTGCACCAGATATTATTGTTGGTTACAAAGGGAAAAACTATTTAATAGAAATAAAAGATGGTAGCAAATCTTTATCACAACAAAAACTTACAAAGGATGAATTACAATTTCAATCTAATTGGAAGGGTAGTTACTTTGTTTGTAATTCTACTGAACAAATTAAAGAGATACTTTATTGTGAATTGTGAGATACTAGACATACTATCACACAAACACCAAGACTGGTATAATATGGCAAAAAGTTTTGGTTTATCTAATGATGATGCAAACGAGATTGTACAAGAGATGTATGTTAGGATTTATGATTATACAAAAGATATAAAAAAAATAATGTACAATGAAACAGAAGTAAATACTTTTTATATATATATTACTCTAAGAAATTTATATTATAGCAATTTTGCCAAGTATGGTAAAAGTGTTAAGACAAAAAAAGTATTTCTATTTACTGAAATGGATGACAATTCAATAAAAAGAGTTTACAATAATTATTGCGAGGATTATGAATTATATATGCAGTCTGTAAATAAAAAAAAGAAATTAGACATATTACTAGAAAAAATAGAACAAACAATAGATAGCTGGTATTGGTATGATAAAAAACTTACTAAGCTATATTTTGATAGTGGGATGAGTATGAGAGATTTAAGCAAAGAGACAAAGATAAGTTTAAGTTCAATATTTAATACATTAACAAATGCAAAAGAAAAAATTAGACAAAACACAAAAGAAGAATACAAAAAGTACAAAAGCTAGAGGTTTAGGAGATACTGTTGAAAAGGTATTCAAAAAAACTGGTGTCGATAAAATAGCTAAGTTTATACTTGGTGAAGATTGTGGTTGTGATAAAAGGAGAGATAAGCTAAATGAATTATTTCCATATAACAAACCAGAATGTTTAAATGAAGATGAATACAATTATTTAGATAATTATTTTAGAAACACTAAAAATGTAGTAACCACAGAAACACAAAAAGAATTGTTAGTTATTTATAATAGAGTGTTCGATGATAATATGCAACTTACAAGTTGTGGCAGTTGTTTTAAAAACGAATTACACAATAAACTTGAAAAAGTATATTTAGAATACTTAAAAGAAAATTAATGACGGAAAAGGTCAGTTTAATTAGAAACAGAAATAAAGTAAAACAAGTTATTGATTTTACTGGTGTACAAAATGGTAATATGCACCCATCAGATATTGATGCTGTTTTAGAGTTTGACAATGAGATATTAATTTTAATTGAGGTTAAATATAAATTTAATTCAATACCTACAGGGCAAAGATTGTTACTTGAGAGATTATGTAACTCTTGGCATACTGGCAAAGCTCTTGTTTTAAAAGTAGAGCATGAATTTGATAGTGATGATGAAAACATACCATTAGAGGAATGTTGGGTGACTGGTGTTTATTATGATAAAAAATGGATTTATTATACTGATAAGGTAAGTTTCATAACTTATGTTAATGCTCTAGGTAGGAAATGGAATTGTAAAAAATGTAAATTTTAAATATGCCACTTATAAAACCAAAACAATACGAAACTAAAGATTCTTTCTTAGGTAGATTCATGAACAATGCTAAAATGATTTCTGAATATCCAGATAATAAACAACGATATGCAGTTGCAAATGACATTTGGAAGAAAAGATTTAGTAGATATATAAAATAATTTTATATATTTGTTCTGAACAAAGAACAATGAAAACACTTTTAAAGCTATTGATGGCTATATGCTTATTGGGTTGCCAAGATAATTGTGACCTCAGCCATTATCCTTCTCCCCCTTATTCAGCACCTTATCATGTAGAGTATAGTGATGGTTGGGTGAAATACATTTATATATGTTATGACGGCAGTTATAATGAAATCATAACATATCAAGTTGTAGGTGGTTGTTGGGAAGCTTTAAGAAGTACACAATATAATATAAATTGCAATTAATATGAAAGATTTATTTACAACACTAGACGGAGAATTTTGGAACAGACAAGAACTAATTAATAAAGCCCACGAAGATAAATTCTATTATGGTTATCTGGCAAAAGCTTGTTTGTCAAGTAGTTCAGTTACAAAGTTATTAAAATCACCAAGAGAATATTTAATGAGTTTTGATTTACCTACTGAGTCAACAGCTCTATCAGAAGGTTATTTGTTTCATGCTTCAATATTAGAGAAAGATAAATTTGATGAGTGTTTGTTTTTAGATGTAGCAACAAAAAATAATAAAGAATATAAATTAGCTAAAAAGGAAAGATGGGATGTGTTTACAATGAAAGAAAGAGATAATGCTTTAAGATTAAGAGATAGATTTTATAATTGTTCTGAAGCATCTGATTTTATACTCAATGCTGATTTTGAAGTGCCAGAAATAAACTATGTAAATAATTACCCGTTTAGAGGTAAAGCAGATATATTAGGGGATTGTTTAGTTGATTTAAAAAGTACAGCTAACATACATAAATTTAAAAATAGTGCTTATATATATAATTACGATAGTCAAGCATATATATATTGTAATCTCTTTGGCAAAACATACAAGGATTATAGGTTTGTTGTTGTTGACAAAAGCCCAACTAATGAACTTGGTATATTTAATATAAGTGAGGATTTTTATTATAGAGGAGAACAAAAAGTAGAAAAAGCAATTCAAGTATATGAAACTTTTGTTAAAAATGAATTTGACCTAAATGATTATTTAATAGAAGATACTTTGTAATGAATGAATTATATTTAGAGGAAAGAGAATGTTATAGAGATACTATGCTGTGTTTAGAGACAAATATATCTACACTATCAGATATATATTTTGTGTTAAAATATTATGAGCATGAAGAACATTATGAATGTTGTGGGGGTATAATAAGAGCTATAAATGATTATAAAAAAACCATCACAATCGGAAGCGTACAAACTATATAATGAAGTTAAAATCAGAGCCAACAACAAGTATATACATTTATTGTAATGGCATACAAATAAGTAAAGATGAGTTATTAATTATGTCTGACAATCTAAAACAGAAAGAAAATCAAACACAATACTATCAAGATTATAAAGATAGTTTATGTCAGTTTATGACTATACATAGAATACATTTAACAGAATTACAAATGTTAGATATATTAAAAGAAATACAAAGATTAGAAATATTAATATATGAAATTAAGAATGGCAAACAAATACAGAAAACTACTACAAAAAGAGTCGCCCAATTTATATAAGAATTATGAATCTATTATGCACGAACAATTTGAATTGTTCTGTAAAAAGCAATTAGATTATGGAATTAGCAATATAAGTACAGGTGCTAATTTAGAAACTGAACAAGGTAAAGTATTTGCATTGACTGGTTTATGGTTTAGAATGAATGATAAAATAAGTAGATGGAAAAATCTTATTATGAAAAACAGGAAAGCAAACAATGAATCACTTATAGATAGTTTTAAAGATTTAGGTAACTATTCTATAATTGCACAATTAGTAAGTAAAGGTTTATGGATGGACTAAAGAAAAAAGATGGCCGTAGAAATAACGGTGCTGTAAAAGGTATATCAAGAGGTCAGGGTAGAAAACCTAAGGCACAAGAAAAAAAGATAAGTAGCTTCGCTTTACAATCAATGAAGAAGGTATTTGGAAGTGAGGAAAAGGCTTGGTTAGAACTTGGTAAAATGGCAAAAGAAAGTTTCCCTCACATGAGATTACTTTGGGAATATAAATATGGTAAACCAAAAGAAAGTAAAGAGTTAGATATAAAAACTGAAGTCAATATTCCTGTAATAAATTTCTTAGATAAAGACACCACGATTGATGTTGAACATAAAGAAGTAGATGAAAAACCTGAATCTAAATAAAAAGTATCAAACTCTATTCAATTCAAAGGATAGATACTTTGTAATTACAGGTGGTCGTGGAAGTGGTAAATCATTTGCAGTCAATACCTTTTTAGTTTTGTTAACCTACGAAGCTGGGCATAGAATACTATTCACTCGTTTTACAATGACATCAGCAGGAATGTCTATTATACCAGAGTTTATTGAGAAGATTGAACTCATGGGAATTGGTGAGCAGTTTACAATAACTAAAACAGAAATCATTAATAATTTAACAGGCAGTTCAATATACTTTAGTGGTATAAGAACAAGTAGTGGAGACCAAACAGCAAAACTAAAATCTATACAAGGTGTATCTACATTTGTATTGGATGAAGCAGAGGAATTAACAGACGAGGAAAGCTTTGATAAAATTGATTTTAGTATTAGAGCTAAGAGTGTTACAAACAGATGTATATTAATTCTAAACCCCACTACAAAAGAGAATTGGATATATCAAAGGTTTTTTCAGAATAGAGGTATTGCAGATGGTTTCAATGGCACGAAGAATAATATAACATATATACACACAACATATTTAGACAATTTAACACACCTTTCTAAATCATTTGTAAAGCAGATTGATGATATGAAAATAAGAAGACCAGAGAAATATAAACATCAGATTATGGGTGGTTGGT